TGAGCGACGGCAGCGGGCCGGTGCGGAAGTTCTCCTTCATGAAGTACGCACCGTCGTCCGGCACGGGGTTCTGCTGGTACAGAGCGGCCCAGAACCGGCTCGGGATCGTCTTGCGGATCGCCTTGAGCTTCTTGACGTCGTAGCGCTGAGGGTGCAGCGCCCCGCCCTTACCCCGCAGGAACGTCAGGGCCGGGAAGTTCAGCCCCGCGGGCGCCGCCCGAGCCGAGGCCAGCATGCGGTCGTAGGGGTCAGAGACGTCGTCAGCGTGGTCCAGGCGGATGATCTCCCCGGTCTGGGGGTCCAGCCACTCGTCTGCCTCGGCCAGGGCCGGGTACTTCACTATCTCGAACTGGTCGGCCTCAGGGTCAGCCGCCATGGCCTGCTGCAGCTTACCGGCCAGGTCGTCGTCGTGCCACCAGGTCTGGATCACCAGCACGCCGCCGCCGGGGGCCAGACGGGTGTAGGCGGTCGAGCCGTACCAGTCCCAGAGCTTTTCCCGCGTGTCTGCGCTGTCGGCTTCTTCAGCGTTCTTGATCGGGTCGTCAATGAGTAGGATGTGGGCCCCCTTGCCCGTGATACCGCCGCCCACACCGGCCGCCACGTAGCCGCCGCGAGTGCCCGCGATACCCCACTCCTCATTGGCCTGGAAGTCAGGGTGCAGGCGCGTAGAGAACACGCTCTGGTAGCCCGGGTCGTGCAGCACCTCCTTGACCTTGCGGCTGAAGGACATGGCCAGGCTCACGTTGTACGAGCAGGCGATGATCTCGTGGTCTGGATAGTGCCCCAGGTGCCAGGCCGGGAACATGCGGCTGGCCAGCTCGGACTTGCCGTGCCGAGGCGGCATCAGGATCATCAGCCGGGGCGACTTGCCGGCGGCCACATCCCGGGAGAACTGCTCCAGGCGACGCGCGATGTCCTCATGCACCCACCCGGCGTCATACCGAGGGTTGATCCGCTGGGTGAACGAGATCAGTCGGCGCTGGGCCAGCACCCGGTTGGCCAACTCGATCTGGGCTGCCAGGGCCCTGGGGTCTGCGGCGAGCTGTGGCGTGGTCGACGCTCCACCAGGCGATTTCTGAGGCGCGGTCTGAGCCGTAGCTGCACTGGAGGGCTTGGGCGTAACGCTCGTCGAACGCGGTGAGGCTGCTCGGGAAGAGCCTTTCGATGTCGCTGCGGCGCTGGTTGTACCGCGTGTGCGCTTTCCGCCCGGCGAAGCAGTCTTTGAGCGTCGCGTACTCGTAGCCATCAGAACCCTTGATCATGGTCATCCTCGCCGTCAGGGTCGTCGGGGTTGGGGAGAGCCGCCTGGGCCTGCTGCATTGCAGCCATGCCTTCTGCGACCATCTTGATGAGGTCCTCAGTGTCCATGGACTCGATGCGCTTGACAGCGACCTGCCCGTTCACCGAGATCTCGACCTTCTGCTTCACAGGCTCGTAGTAGCCGCACATGCGGCCGATCTCACGGGCCGCTGAGACCATCGTGGCGGGCTCGGCCATGAGCTTGGCCATCTCGTAGGCCTCCAGGTGCATGTCCATGACCTTCTTGCGGGTCATCTGGGCAGCATCTTCGTACGCACGCTTGATCCGGTCGTACTCGGCCAGGACGTTGGGCATCTTGGCCATGCGGTAGCCGTAGCTGGGCTGATCGTTATAGCCGGCTCGCATCATGGCCGTGGTGATCGAGTCCCCCTCGGCGCAGAACTTGACGAACGCCTTCTGCATCTCCGTCAGCGGCTTGTCGGGCGAGACGAGAGCCGCCGCAGCCATGGTGGTGGTCCCCATGGCTTTGCCGCGCACGGCCGCGCCCCGCGTGGTGTCGCTTTTCGGCCTGACTTGTTTGGTGGCTTGTAGCATGGTCGTCGATTATAGATAAACGATTCAAATTGGCAATTTCTGCAAAATTTTTTGAGTTCTCGTTTTCGAAGGGCCGGGGGTGGGGGTGCGGGGAAATTTTGAGGCGGGGTGAATTTTTTTCGTGGGGACTGGGTGGCACGGCTGCGTGGACCCTCCCTCCCGCCGCCGCTCTCGGCCCGCCCCACTTCGGGTTCGGTTCTGCGCGTCTGGAAAAGGAGTCTCTTGCCCAGGCCGCAAATACACCGTGCAGCAGAGCTGCCCGGTCCTCATGCCCTGTGTATCTCAACTCGCTCACAAAGGAGCACAACATGGACTGCATCGAAATCGACCTCATCCCCGTGTTCATCTCCATCTCCGAACACGCGTGGGATGCAGGAGATGACATGTACCGCTGCGCAAGCTGCGAGAACGCCCTGCTCGCACTTGAAGCAGCGCGCGTCGGCATGCCCGTCGAGGACTTCACCGCGAAGTACAACGCCTGGATGGACGACGACATCCCGTTCTAACAGCCCCGGGCAGCGAGCTGCCCGGTACTCATGCCTCGTGCATATCAACTTGCTCAGAAAGGAGCACATCATGACCAAGCAATCCATCGGCATCACCATCGGCGCAGCCATCGGCAAGAGCGCCGCCTACGCCGTCCACGGCGCCATCGCTGGCGCTCAGGCGTCGGGCCGCTTCGGCCAGGACATCGCCGCTGGCGCCCAAGAGGGCTACGCCACGAAGGCGACCGAGCTGGCACGCAAGCGTGCTGAAGCACTGGCGCAGTACGAAGCGTCGAAGGCGCAGCCCGTGGCGGTCAAGCCTCAGCCGCAGCTGGCCGCGCCCGCGCCCGCACCGGCCAAGCGCTCGCGCAAGGTCGCCGCGTGATCGCGTCCCCGGCCCCAGCCCTCCCGGGCCGGGGCCGGGGACCCGGGCGGCGGCACAGTTATGGGACATATCAACGTGTAACGAAGGAGAAGAGTTATGAGCACACGAGTGACAAAGGCGCAGCTTCAGGACGAAGTCGAGAAGCTGCGTGCTCTGGTCGATCATCTTGAGACGACCAACGCAGCGCTGAAAGATCAGGTTGCAGCGCAGCGCAACGAAGGGCTCGGCCACAACGACGAGCTGATCGATCAGCTGCGCACCGATGTGCAGCAGTTGCAAGCCGAGAACGCAGCACTGCGGGCCGGGCAACAACAGCGCGTCGTGCGCAAGGTCTTCGAGTTCAACCCCGCCGTGCCTGGTGACTTCGCTCGTGCGATGAACGAAGCGCGCAAGCACAACGGCGTGGTGCGGAGGATGACGCAATGATCAACGCAGTCCTTTTGTTCGGTGCGATGAACGTGTTGTTCGAGTTCATCTTGCTCAGCATGCTGCCACCGCGTATACGGTGCAGGGTATTGGGCGATGATGCGAAATGCGTTGCTTTGCACTTCGGATTTCTGTTTTTGAACCTCGTGATTCATTGGGGTACGTTAGTTGGGACGATGAGCGGCGTGTTCGCGTTTATCTGCTCCATCGTGACTGTGCAAGTAGCGCGAATCACGTGGGGCACGGTGCGCGGTACTACGTATCGCAGAGGCATCGTGCCTTACTCGATCGAGGAGTTGCGTTGAGCTACGAACTCGATCTCGCAGTCTCACTGCGTTACCTCAAAGCACTCGGCCGGCTCGCACCCAGCTACGCGTTTGCACGTCAGCTCATGCGCGAGCTGGCTGCAACGCGACTGTGTGCGAGTACGTCATGCCGATCCACCGCGCACCACTGGCTCAGCTCACCGCTGATGAGCAGTTGTGGCGTCGCACGGCTCAACAACTCGCTCAGGAGGAGCGCGATGAAGTTCTACGTCACGGCGTACAAGGCCAGCAACCTTGAATCGCCTGCCCACCTTTCACCACACGCCTCGTTCGGTGACGCATGGATTGAATCCTCACGCATCCGTGGCACCCATCAACTGACCGTCATCGAAGGTGACGGCTTGACCATCCGTCGGAGCAACCATGGCTACAACTCGCATCACGATCAAGCAGCAGATCAACCGCACGATTGTGCGCAAGGAGTCTGTTGAGTTCATGTCTCTCACAACGATCCACGATGAGCAGCGCGACGTGCCTTGCTACAAGTCCGATCCGCTGCGGCAGTACATCCGCAAAGTCGAGCGCTTGGCTCGCATGCTGGACTGCAGCGAGGAAGAGGCCGAGGCAATCATCCTGGAGCGCGTATGACCACACTCAAGAGTTTCGCTGACCTCAAGCAGGTCATGTCTCGGCCACGGCTTGGCATCGACACCAGGCTCAAGGTCAAGGCTGCGATCGATGGCTCACTCCTTCAGCACACACCACGTGCTGTTGAAGAGCGTCGCATCGAGCGTGCCATGACTGCACCAGTAGACAGCACACCGCTGTTCAAGCTGGAGCCTCGTCGTGTCACTGTCTACCGCAAGGAAGAGATCAAGCGCGTCACACCGAAGCGCTATCTCTACCTGGAAGACGAGTACTGCACTGCACATCCACGTGTTGCAGCAGCTCTGCTCACTGCCCACAACGAGGGTCGTGAGTTTGAGCTGTTGTGGTGACTGCATCTCTATGCCTCGCGTGCGGGGCATACAGACGCAATGTCGCGTCGTCACTTGTAACGGAGATTCTCATGTCCAAGACTTTCAGCACTCACAACTACTTCGACCTCATCTCGTTCATCCGCAACATCACGGACATCGAGATCGCCGCACAGGCTGCTCAATCGCTCGCCTTCCGCGTCGATCTCCTCATTCAATCGAACGCACGTCTGATCTTCCGCACGCTGCGCGATGAAGAGTTCAACAAGCTGTCACCTGAGCTGCAAACCGCTGACTCGCGTGCCGACTTGGAGAACTTGTTCCGCAGCGTGGACTTCGCGGAGAAGACGTTCGCTCAGTACACCGACCGTGTGTCTGGCAGCATCAGCACGCTCAAGAGCTTGTCAGCGATGCGCAATGAGATCAACGACATGGCTCGTGACCTCACTGCGATGACCACCGACTGGCGTGGCAACCCTCGGAGCTACGAAGCTGCCAACCTGGATGAGCTGTTCTTGGCACGTCCTGACTTGCGCATCACTGCGTCGGAGCAGATGCGTGCGCGTCAGATGGTGGACGCCATGAAGCAGCACGGCCTGGTGGATCAGAACGCTGACACTGAGGAGCTGCTGCGCATGGATGCAGAGCGTCGCAAGGACGAGCTGAACCGCATGGCTGACACGATGCACAAGCAAGGCCCGATCACGCTGATGTTCTACGAACTGGCGTTGCAGACGGATGGCGAAGTGGTGCAGAACTTCTACGACCTGGACAAGGCCGTGCAACGTGTCTGCGTCGAGTCGGTCATCGGTGCTGTGCAGCGTACGCTGGATCGTGCCAAGTCTGATCGCTCGCTGCCGAGCATGGACTTCGTGGCTCGCATCGGCAATGGCATGCAAGTGCTGAAGCAGCTCAACGAGGTGTTGCGCTCGCCGAAGATGGTCGAGGCCGCCTGATGAATTGGAGCTGACTGGGCTGTGCCTGGTCAGCTCCATCTTGTAGGAGGTGCTCTCGTGATGCCTGGGCGAGAGGGTCTTATGGGAACGTGCTCGTGCTCTCGTGGTGCCTGGGTGAGAGGGTCTTATGGGAACGTGTCCTACGTTCTGGGCCGGCTGAACCTATTCCTCTAGGAAAAACTGTATCTCTTTTTTATTTATAACTAATTTCTCTATCGATTTTTTAAGAATGTAATGTAAAGTGTAAGGTATATAAATATACAGAGAAGAGACACAGAGCACCTACCCGTCCTCAGCCTGATGGGCATGCGTGCGTCCTGTTTTCGTGTATCTTTGACAGACCGTTGAACGACTGACCCAGGACAACCATGAAGCTGTTCTTCCTTGAGGCATCAGTGCCTCTGACCAAGACGTACACCAAGACCACCTCTGGTGTGAACAAGACACCCTACCCCTTCGTGTGGGAGTTCACCTCGCATGAAGAGGAGTGCAGCAACCTGCCGCAGTTCGAGACGCTGCTGAAGAAGCATGCCGAACAAGGTCACTGCCTGATCAAGGGCACACTGTCTCGCACGCTGGTGCGTGAATCCCGTGCAGGCAGCACTGACACCAACAGCACCACAGACTGGATCGTCCTGGACCTCGATGGTCTGCCCGAGAACACCGAGACGTCCACGAAAGGCGGCACCACCATCACCGTGCCCCTGACTGTGGACTTGTTCCTCAATGAGCTGGGCCTAAGTGATGTGTCCTACATCGTTCAGTGGTCGGCTTCCTATGGGATCGAGAACCAGCGCATCCGCGCACACATCTTCATGCAGCTCGATCGTGCGTACTCAGCTCCGCTGATCAAGCAGTGGCTGATCCAGAAGAACCATGAAGTGGCGATGCTGCGCGAGGCGATGACCCTCACCAAGACAGGCAACTCTTTGCACTGGCCGCTCGACATCAGCGCATGCCAGAACGACAAGCTGATCTACATCGCTCCCCCGAAGCTCAAGGGCATCAAGGACCCTATGGGCAAGGAGCCTCGCATCAAGCTGGTCAAGCGCAAGCAAGACAAGTTCACCCTCGGCGCACAACGCATCAACACCACCGAGCAAAACAAGAACCTGACCCACAAGCGCGTCAACGACCTGCGCGAACTGTCCGGGTTCGAGCCACGCAAGTTTGCGTACAAGGTGGTGGGCACTCAAGAGGTCATGCTCAAGCCTGACCAGGCCATCATCACTGAGATGAAAGCCGAGCGCGGCTTCGTCTACTTCAACCTCAACGGCGGCGACTCCTGGGCCTACTACCACCCTGAGAACAAACCCGACTACATCCTGAACTTCAAAGGTGAGCCTGCCTACCTCACCAAAGAGCTGTTGCCCGACTACTGGCAAGAACTCACCAGCAAAGGCACAGCGTCCACCCAGTCCAACGGCCTGATGTACCTGGCCTTCTCGGACCGCAAGACAGGCGTGTACTGGCGCGGCACCTACGACGCCCAGAACGACATCCTGGACATCAACCCGGCCAAGAACGAGACTATCCTGCGCGACTTCGCCAAGCAGTACGGCGTGCCGATCGGGGACTTCATCTCCGAGTGGGATCTGGTCTTCGACCCGAACGACGGCGTACGCGTGGACACCAAGAACAAGCGGGTCAATCGCTTCCAGCCATCGACCTACATGCTCAACGCCAGCACCAAGCCGCCCAAGGCCGTGCCCAAGCTCATCGCACGCGTGATCAGCAACGCCTTGGGCAACGACCCCCTCATCGTTGACCACTTCATCAACTGGCTGGCCACGATCGTTCAAACACGGACCCGTACGCGCACAGCCTGGGTCCTGCATGGCACGGAAGGCACTGGCAAGGGCGTCTTGTTCAGCCGCATCCTACGCAAGCTCTTCGGGGCCCACACCTCGTCGCGCCGCATGGAGGAGCTGAACGAGAAGTACAACCACTTCATGGAAGGCTCGTTCCTCATCTTCGTCGATGAGGTGCAGACCAAGGCGCTGCAGAACGAAGCTGGCGCCATGGCCAAGTTGCGCAACTTCATCACTGAAGACATGGTGCCCATCCGCCAGATGTACGCCAACGCAGTGGAAGTCCCGAACTACACGAACTGGATCTTCAGCTCGAACATGCCGGACCCGGTCACCGTCAAGAAAGGCGACCGCCGCTTCAACTTCGGCCGCTACCAGCCCAACAAGCTGCAGTGGAGCGACCAGGACTCGATCGACCTGGACAAAGAGCTGCAGCCCTTCTATGACTACCTGGTCAACTTCCCCGCCGACTACGAGCTGGCCGGCAAGGTGATCGAGACTGACGAGCGCGACGCGATGATCTCCATCAGCGAGTCATCGATCGACACAGTGACGAATGCACTGCTCGACGGAGACATGAAGTTCTTCATGGACCAGCTGCCCTCGAACACGATGTACCAGCGCAACGCGCTGATGAACAACAAGGTCGAGGACTACAAGGCAGTGCTCAAGCAGTTGATGGATCGCACCGACACCACTTGCGGTCAGTGCAACATCACCCGCGATGAGCTGTACGTGATCTGTGACTACGTCGTCGGTGGCATGCCGCCCTCGCCCAACAAGTTCACCTCTTTGCTCAAGCACCACCGCATCCACCTGGAAGTCGTGTGGGTCGACAAACCTGTCCGTGGAATCAAAGTGCAATGGACCGACCATTCCGAATTCAGCGAGTACAAAACGACGCATCTGAATTTGCAGCCTTCAAGCACGAGAACGAGCAGTTCAAAGGCAAAGGGGTCATCTACGACCTCCCGCAAGACCACGTCTTCAAAGCTGGCTCACTGACACTGAGGGTCATCGCGCACGAGACCGCAGCTTGCGGTCAGTGCGCCTTTGTAGACGCCAGCTTGTATTGCGAGGTTTGTTGGTGCGGAGACTCGATGAGGAAAGACGAGACCGCAGTCATCTTCATCGCGGACGAGGACCTGCTCAAGCTGAAGATGCGAGGTGAGTTGTGAGAGAACCCAAAGAAGGGGAGCAAGTCATGTTCTTCGGCACACCTGTCTTTGCGGCGCACGAGAACTCGTGTCAAGGTTGCGTCGTCATGAAGAAGCTAGAACAAGAAGGTGTGAGCACTTGCAATGAGATCTGGAAACAAGTACCGAGGTGCTCCACGTTTATCTGGGTCACCGAGATCGACTACTTAAAGCGGCAGATGCGAGGTGAGCTGTGACTGAAGACGGCAAGATCCACCGCGTATCAACAGACTCGCCAGGCGAGGTCATCTACGACCTTTATTGCCCAGCTCACGGGGAGCCGCTCCTCTTCAAGGGTCAGCGCATCTACGCGATCGAGGCCTTGGGTTGTGATCAATGCTGCATAGATACAGGCGCGGCCACTTGTAACGTGCCCCATAGAAGCGGGATGAGCTGCTCATCTAGGCAGTTTGTAGATGAGGTGACGTGGTTGAAGATCCAGATGCGAGGTGAGCGGTGATAACTACTGGCACACCAGCAGTCGGTACTGAGCTTGTACTCGACGGTAAAGAGTGCGTCGTCACTCGCGGCATCAGCAACAGCAAAACATGGTGCGAAGGATGCGCCTTCACGCCTTCGGCGTGCATACCCATCAAATGGGAAGCAAAGATCACGTGCAGCGGCGTCGTCTTCATGCCGAAGCTTGAGTACCTGAAACGGCAGATGCGAGGTGAGCTGTGAGCCGCACATCTGTCATCTACGCGGAGGACGGGTTGAAAATATCGGTAGGCGGTAGAGATTTCGTCGCATTCAACACTGGTACAGAAGAGTGCGCCGGCTGCGTCGCATTTTGCAGCAGCGCACTGTGCAATGCCATTCACGACGAGGTCGACATGTGCGGGCTGTCGATCTGGGTCACTGAGATCGACTACCTGAAAAGAAAGGTGCGCGATGACTAAGCTCCTCGACATACCGCTCGGCGAGTTCTTCGATTTCGAAGGTATGACGTACGTCCCGATCGAAGGCGGCTGCATGGCCTGCGCCTCAGACGGTGATAGCGCCCTCTGCAACAAATTCGAGTGCATGCGCCACCTGCGCAAAGACAGAAAGAGCGTAGCGTTCATCACCAAAGCTGAATACATCACTCACCTACAAGAGAGCATGCGATGAGGCGATCGTTCAATCACGGTGACGTATTTGAGTTCGACGGCGAACAACTGATTGCTCAGGAATGCAAATGGTGCGATGGGTGTGTGTTCGAGTCAGCCCCAAGCACATTCTGTATGACTCATTTCGAGTGCTCTTCCTCGTCCATCAAATTCATCCCGCTCATCGAGCATCTCAAGAATCAGATGAAAGACCCGAAACCATGATCCACGTACTGTTCTCTCCCGACATCAGCCGAGCTGAAGCTCTGGGCTTGGCCACCCTGGTCGGAGGTCTGGTCACAAACGACTATGTGACGATTGGGGCCAGCTTTGCAGTCATGCTGTTTTCGTTTATCTTTCGTCGACACATCGCCGATAACACGGTCAGAGGTGTCCGGCAGCACTTCCAGATGATCCAAGAAGCCACGGAGGATCTCCATGACCGATACGAAGCCCTCCTGCGATACACCGAGTGGGATGACAAAGCGGTCCGCCGCCAGATGGCGATTGACCGAGCATGTACAGACGCTCCACCCCCGCGACATCAAAGCGGTGCTGGTCGTGTACCCGAGACAAGGCATTAACGGCGTCCGCGCGTTCCGCCCGGAGCTGGAAACAAAAGACATCTCGGCCATCGTCGAGTACTACGGCTTGAGCTATGACAACCATCGAAAAGACGACGACCGAACAGTCCTGTGGCTCGGTGTGGATGAGTGGCCCTGACCGCGTCTACTTGGTCGAATCTAACCGTACTTGTGTAGGGTGCGTCTTCAGAGAGCAAGCCACGAAAGACCTGGGCGTGTGCCCTCGCATATCAGACGACGCACTTGCGTGCGTGGCTACAAATCTGCCCGACGCAATCTTCGTGACTGAAGTCGAGTACCTCAAGAGGCAGATGAGATGAACACTTCGTCAAGCGAGAGCCGTACACCAGATATAGGTGAAGAGCTGGTCATCAGAAGGACGGAGGTGATCGTCGATCGCGCTGAGTTCCTGTGCGAAGGGTGCGAATTTCGCTTTAGCGGCGTCTGCCAGTTTCTCGACGACATGGACTTGAACTGCCACGGCGTCATCTTTGTACCGAAGCTCGAATACCTTAAGAAGCAGATGAGATGACCCCTGAAGAGGTTCTCACACTCTGGCAGCGAAGCGGGCTGGGGTCACAAACGGTCTACTTCGGTACGATCAGAACGATCGTCTTTTGGGACAACGGCAAGGTATACGTTATCGCTTCGGCCTCAACTAACGACGATGAGTTCCCTCCCGCAG